ATTGTTATCAAACAAACTAAACCAATGACAAATTTCTTTATGGTTATGTGCGCAACAGGAATCTTTTATTTGGGATTTGATGGGGCGTTGACCGATATGACCCGCAATGATTGTGCGGCGGGTGTTCAAGCGGCTTGCGAGGTGTTGCAATGAGAAAAATTACTATCGAACTTTATGCCAACAATGAGTATGCACTTGATGAAAGGTTAAAACAAATTAGATGGGATATTAACAATGTCATTTGGCCTTCATCTTGTTTTTCAGAAGGAAGCCGTAAACGCCTTGAATCTGGTTGCATTGAAGAAGAAAAACAGTACAAACTTTCTGATTATGAATATGAGAAAGAAGACCCAACTTGGAAGTATGGCAGTAATTATGTAACTACTGGTAAATGGAAGATGCAAGTTGTACCTGATGAAGAATACGTTAAATTTCAAAAAAGTCCAGAATTATGAATGAACAGGAGGTAATCACAGAATTGATTGAAGAAAAGATTGCAACACTTCAACATAAGGTTGCAGATGCCCGCGCAACTATTGAACTATATAAAAACTGGCAAGATGGTTCGCCACAGCAACAAAGAAGTAGAAAAAGATCATTTGAAAATAATTCAAAAATTTTAAATGATTTAGAAAAAAAACTGTTGGTCTTTAAAAAAATTCTAAGGGGGTATCAGCAATGAAAGATCAGGAACAATTGAAATCATTAAATCAATTACTTTCTTTGGTAATTGGTGGGCGTATTGCAAGACAAACTGAGCATTTAAAAAGCGCCCCTATCAATCGTATAAATCACGCGCAAAAGATTATTGCAGATGGGGAACTTCAAGAAGCAACGCGCGACTTGCAAGATGGTTATGATGGCGCATCAAAAAGACTTTCACAGGTTGAACGCAAAATTGATTCGTTGAAAAGTTTAAAAGTACTTGCAGAAATGGTTGAAGAAAACGTAAGGGATGCGGCGCTTGCGGCTGTCCGCGAAGGCGCAAATTCTGACGGGTATATGTTTGATGAATATAACGAATGGGAGGGCAAATATAAATGACCTTAGAATTATATAAATTACAGCAAAACGAAAAAAAAGAATGGGGTATGTATAGAGAGTATCGCAGAGGAGGTACAGCGGTTTATTGGTCAAAAGCTAATCCAGAACAAATTCGATATTTAGAAGGATTTTCTACTAAAAGAAAACAAGATAAATATATAGAAGAACAGTATAAACTTTATAAAAGGATTTTTAAATGAAAAGATATAGATTTTCGAGCGGGGATGAAGAAACATCGCGCAGGGCTGAGCAACAGTTTTTACGCATTACAGAAAACATGACCGATCAAGAACGCGATGCTGTTTTAGGGATGTTGATAAAAATGCAAAAGCAAATGTTTTTTCAAGAGCCGTGGTTGCTTAAAAAGTTCTCAGGAAAAGAACAGGCGCAGATACTTGCGCAATATACAAGAGAAGAACAATTGATAATGCTTGCGAGGTTCGATCTTGAATTACAACATTGGAAAGATAAAAAAAGAAATAGTTGACAATATTATTTAATTATAATATAATTAAGTTGTAAGCAAACCAATCAAACAAATGCAAAAAATTTATTGGCATCATCACGAATTTCGTCATGAACTTAGAGGTATTGCCGCCCACTATCCAAAAACATATATCAAAGTTGGAAAGATTTTGAAAGAAAAAGGTCTTTTGGATTATCACTATGATTATAAAAATCAAACAAATGATGATTTATTGAGAGAATGGATTGCAATTCTTCAATATATGCCTAAACACGTTATTCCATATCGCGGCATGGGAACAGATAAGCCTTGGTGCGAACATGATTGGACTAGAAGAACAAAGGAACTTGCAAAATAATGGATAGTTTTTTACACAATCATCAAGCCGCGCTTGATAGCCAAAGAGAAGCGCAGGCAATACGCGATATATATGGCGATGAAGATGACAAGTATTTTAACCACGAATACGATTTAGAGGATGACAATTTTTTTGATGATTGAAACGCCTTCTTTACTTTCGCCGTGTGGCTCTTATCAGGTTGACTTTTTCCCAATAAAAGGTCGATCTGATCTTTTTCTTAGATGTGGTGTTTTTGAAGGTCTAGTTGAATTTCAAGAATGTGTATCTCACACCGAAATGTTTCGCGAAGTAGAAAGCAAAAGATTCAGAAAATTTAAAACAATAGGGCAAAATAAAATCCCGCAAGAAATAATCATATGAAAGATAAATATTCAATCAAGCCTGTTTTAAGTTCAGAATGTTATGAATGGTTTTTAAAGAAACACTATGCGCGAAGATTGCCGAATATTAACTGCGCTTTTGGGTTGTATGACAATTTAAATCTTTTGCAGGGTGTTTGCAGCTTCGGTAAACCTATGAGCCACACATTAGTATCTGGGGCAATAAATGGACTTTATCAAGATAATTTTCTCGAACTTAATAGATTAGTTATCAATGAAGGATTAGAAAAAAATGTTCTTAGCTTTTTTGTTTCTGGTTGCTTGAATAGATTGCCGAAGCCATCAGTTGTTGTTTCATATGCTGATACATCGCAAGGTCATCACGGGTTTATTTATCAGGCTACAAATTGGATTTATACAGGATTAAGCGCAAAGTTCAAAGACTATGCTGTAAAAGGTCTTGAACATATGCACCACAGTTCGATTGAAGATAGCGTTGGCCGCTATGACGAAAACAAAAATATTAATAAACATGAGCTACTAAGAAAAAAATATGGCGATAGATTGTATATGAGAGAACGTCCGCGAAAACATAGATATTTTTATTTTTTAGGAAATAAAAAAGAAAAAGCGCTTATGAATGAAAACTTGCAATACAAGGTCGAACCATACCCGAAAGGCAACAACAGAAGATACGATGCAAGTTATAAACCAAACGTTCAGGGCGTGTTGTTTTGATCTAATGGGCGTAATGTGTGTTGCGCGTGTTCTGATCTTCTACTGTCATCCCATAAGACTTTATAGTAATAGTGAACTGACCCTGCGCTGTTAGTTTTGGTAAATACTTCTGTAATTTTGCCGTTTCTATAGCGTGGGGGTATTGCTGATGAAGTGTAAGAGATTTTTTTTACTGATTGCCCGATTGCATATTTTTGCCCGACTAAAATTGCCATAAGAGTTTGTTTTGTAGTTTTTTTATTTTACCAAATTAGTCAAATGGGTTAGTTGACATATCTAATTAATTCTATTATAATAGGAATGTAAGCAAAACAAATCAAACAAAATGAACACTTTCTTCAATCGCTACTTCAACGAAAAAAACCTTGACAATCAGGTTTACGAAATCGCTGCTCCTAACGGAACAATGAATTTGATTGAAACTGATATGGTTATCGCCAAAATCAAGAGAACTCAAGGCGAAGAAGCTAAAAAGATCGAAGCGATCATCAGACAGATTGATTGCTTAAACGGTGATCTACACCACTTTCTAAAGCACCTTGCTCAAGCAATGGCAATTGATTTCTAAGGAGGACTGAACAATGGCAAGAGCGCAAAAAGTCAAACCACACTTCATTGTTTTCTATCACGATCTAAAGCATCCATTGAGAGAACCTTGGAACACTCGAACAACTCCTTATGAGATTTGGAAAGAGTATCACGATGACATAATCTTTGATGCTCCTTATTACAGCATCTTAGGTTATTTCGACACTAGACAAGAAGCAAAACAATTCGTTCAACAACACAAATTACAGGAGGTTTAAAAAATGCTCGAATACAATCCAGTTCCAACAAACAACAGACAATTCGATCAAGGGGTTCAATTGACTAAAAAAAGGAACAGAAACAAAAAACATAAAAATGTTTTTGCAGAACTTAAAACTTTAAAGGAGGACTAATCAATGGCTAACAGAGAAAAAGGAACAGCGGACGCTGACAAGTATTCTTCACTTATACAGGTACTTGTCAAACCCGCAACAAAAAAAGAATTACAGACACGCGCGATTATTGAAGGGAAAACTCTTTCTTGTCTAATGCGCGATGTTTGCGAGGATGTAGCAGATCAAGAATATGAGGTTCAATAATGCCAACAATTAAAGAAAGAATAACAATCACGCCTGATTCTGAAAAAGATGTAAAGCAAATTAAAATTTTAGCTAATTTGACAAAAGTTACACATTCTAAATTAGGGGCAAGAATTATCAGCGAATGGCTTAAGACAAACTTTCAAAAAGAACTTCAAGAACATTATCAAACAATATCTTTATATAAAAAATTAAATATTGTTGATGAAGATTTAACAGTTATGAAGTACACAAAAGTGAATGGAAGATGAACGAAGAAAAACCAAAAACAGGTCGTTGTGAATTTGATGTCAAAAGACAATTATGGATTGTTTATAACGGCAAAGAATGGGTCGAAGTTGATTTAAAAAAACATCGTTGCAATTTCCCAAAATTAGACTAAATGTTTACATAAAGTTACAAATATCATTTTTCATAAAAAAAAGGGCAAATGCCCCTTTTTTATACTTTTAAAACGTCAGAATTAAAAGGATGTAGCATTTTTATTATAGAGTTTTTTGCGTGGTTTGTCTGTACTAGTCAGGACTTTTCAATACAAATATTTATATGTACATATAAATAGATACATCTAAAAAATATTATTTAGTGGCTATGGCCTGCCATAGCGGTCAACTTATATTTACTTATATTTACGAGTTAATCCGATTTATTCCTAGGTCAGTCCGTATCAAAAAACCAGTATTCAAAATACTTTTTTTTGCATCAATTATATTATTCATTTATTATGTGCTTATGCGTTAAAAGGGTGTAGCAATCTTTTTGAGCAACGCATATATATAAACCTATCTTTTTTCAACATGACATTATCTGCTGTTTTTACGCACGAAGAAATTATTAAATTAAAAAAACTTGTCAATAATGAAAGAAATGATTTAAGCACCAAGAACAAAAAAATATTAAATCGTGTTGTCGAAGAACATTATCACGATACTTGTCCATGTTGCGGGAAAAAATCAAAAACTTGGCAATACGATCACTGGGAAGATAGATCAATTACAAGATTAGATTCAGTATGGAAAGTATGTCGCGAATGTAATACGAAATTGGGGGCGGCGGGCGATATGACAAAAAGACAACCTTATAAAGAACAATTCGAATTATTTCAAAGATTAGTAAGCTGGACTGTTGGTGTTCAGGGTCAATTACCAATTATAACTAAATATTAAAACATTCATATTGACACCCTGCCATTTTGTGCCATTGTGTGGATGAATTAAACCAATTATGACCACTAACAAACCAATTCGTGTACAAATCAAGCCACAAATTGTCGCTCTTTTAAAACTAATTAAACCAGAACATCAGACTATGTCTACATTCATCAACGATACGCTTTATCGAGCATCTAAGGGGTTGACACCATATGCTACCCTGAATTTATCAAGCGAACAAAGTTCGCCAGAAAAAACAAAAGAAAAA